ATGTCCCATTTTTCGGTTAAACTAAAAATGCCTGTAGGACAATCCATATATACGGAAGAAAGGCCACCAGGAAGGTCTTTAAAACCGTTAAGCGGTAAAGCGTTACCAAAGACGGAAGCCGTTAAACAACTTTTACGCGCCGAAAGAGATAAGGAAGAGGAACGCGAAGCGAGGGGCGAAATAGAGGCCATCCGGAAAGAGAGGGCCGTGCTAGAGGCCCAGGAACGCCGAGATAAGAGCAAATGGAGAAAGGCCGCCCGAGGAACTGCTAAGGTGGGACTTTTCACTCTAAGAGGGGTGGCCCGGGGTTATCGCGGCCTCCAAGAATCAGCGCGAAAGGAGAGAGAATTTCAAAAACGGAAGAAGAAAGGAGTAAAATTTTAAATGACAATCCCATTTTTTTACAAGCAACGTTTAGAGCAAGTCAGTAAAAAATATGACGTCCCCCTAGATATTCTCTCTCCAGATCCGGCCTCTCAATGGGACGCGGAAAACCCAAAGCACAGTTATAACTTAATAAAAAATCAGATAAGAGATTCATCTTCCAAGACGTTAGAACTAGAAGCGACCGGAATGTATAAGGATTATTTAACGGAACAAAGAGAAAAGCAGTATTATTATAAGGGCCAGGAGATAAAGAAAGCAGAAAAGACGATTAAAAAACAGCGACATAGCCACACGATACCCGTCCATAAGGGGAAGAAACATTATCCCTTCACTATTTATTTAAACGGAAAGGTTTTATCAACTTCCCCCACGCGAAGCCACGCGGTTAAGGTTAAACAGAATTTTATTAATAAGATAAAGCATTATAACACAACTCAAAAAGACAGTTTAATGATGCCGGACATAACAATAACCGGGAGAAAAGGATTTAAAAAACTAAAATTTTAAAATGACACAAAAAAGAAAAACAGCACGGGATTTTGGGGATAACCCCAACATAAGAAGGAAACACGGGGAGGCAACCCGGATAAACCTTAAAGAACCCTGGGAAAGACAATACCGGGGAATTAAAAAGTCAGAGACTTTTGTTGATGCGCACGTCCGCGTAGTAAATGGAAAGAGGACGAAGGTAAAAGGCCACCTCCGGAAGTTCTAAGGAACACCAACCATAATCTAGTATTGTAAAATGAATTTAATACTGCCGTTCACTCGGATATTTGGCCCTATCATTGAATCTCTGAAAAATATTTTTCGTTCTTTAGGCGAGATAAAGGAAGCCCGGAGAATAGAAAAAAAGAAGGTCGTTCAAATTAATTTTGTCGAAAAAACGGGGATCGTTACCCCGTTAAAAGGAAAGCTCGACAGTATGGAGAGATTTCTTTTCCTACCAGATCACGACCGGGTTTTCTTCGTTGATAAGGAACACTACGACGAGAAACTAAGAAGGGTTTTTTATGTATCTGCTAATTATCACCGCACTATTGACCTGGATGATATTTTAGGAAACAAGGGAAAGTTAAAAGCAACTAAAATAAGAATCCCCAATACGGAGAACATAAAGAAATACAACCGCAAGAAAAACCCCCCCAAATATAAGGATCTGGATTTAACCAATTACAAGTTAGAATTAACTCTCGATCTAAATTCTAAGGACACAGAAAAAGCAAAAGATTTTAGTATCGAATCCTTTAAGGTTCTAAATACTAAAATGCTTGAGATATTCGAGGACGTTCCCCACAGAACTATTTTAATCGTCCTGGTCTTTGGAATACTAATCGGGATGGTTTTAAATTCCGCGTTCGCATTTGGGATATTGGCCTGGATGATGGGGGGAACGTAATGATCGAGGGAGATGTAGATCCGGAAACCAGGGCCGCATTACAGTATCAGTCTGATTTATTGAGATCAGTAACGGCAGAATCAGAACCGGCCCTAGAGAAACTAATTAAAGACACATTCCTAACCCTCTACCCGGAGGAAGGGAATAGAAAAAAATTATTAATGGTCGCAGACCTTAACCTGGATCAACTTAGCCATATTTTTAAATTAGTGGTCGCGGACACTTGTTATTTTAAACAATACGCGAAGCCAGGATCAGAGAATTATGACCATTTCCAAAACCTAACTTATGACCTTCTCGCGTTGTCAGTATCTCGCGGACGGAAGGGACGGACGGAAGGCGTCGAAATTGCCGCGTCCATAAAAGAGAAGATAAGAGAGGACATATTAAAACACCAGACGGTTTAAAGATGGAAAAGAAGATGGATTTAGGAAACGGCTATGAAATAGTATTTGAGGGTGATCCATCATTCATTGATGAAGAAGAAAAACTATACTCTTCGGCAGATAATGATGGAAACGGATGCCGAATAATTATCAGAAAAACCGAGGTAACGACGGGATGACAGATAAAGAACAACCAAAGAAAATAGAGAGAAAGGAAATCTCTCAATCTAAAAGGAACTCCGCCCTCTTTCATTTAGGCGTTCCTTATTTTATGGGCCGACGTGTCCATAAAATAATTGTCGAAGTGGGGGCGGAGGTAGGGCGCGGAAGCAACGAAGCCGGGAAATCAACGCGCAGGAGTGCCGTAAGTATCGGCGAGATGATCGGGGAGAAAGCCCGGTTTATTGAGGTAGTCATAACAAAAAACAAGCAATAATGGATCGGAATTTAATAGTTTGCCTTCTCGGTGATTTAGGGCAGGGTAAAACCCTCTTATTGACCACGTTCGCGTATATCTTAGAACTCCAGGGGTATTTGATTATTTCAAATTATGATATATCTTTCCCCCACTTCCGGGTTAATAAGGTCGCGGAATTAGAAAAGATAATCGAAGAAAACCCGGGAAAGAATTTCTTTTTTTGTTTTGATGAACCCTTTATGACCGCAGACGCGCGGCAAAGCCAAAGCAAGATAAATATTCAGATTTCGCAGTTCGCCCTCCAATCCAGAAAGGTTAAAACGTCCATAGGTTACACGGCCCGGTATATCCGCGAGGTCGAGTTAAGGTTAAGGGCCGTTACTAATTGGGTTTGGTTGCCGAGAATTACCGGGGTGGACGAATATGGTAAGCCCGTAGTCATAACGGTTACGCGCCTAAGACGGAACGTGAGGGGCGAGATGTTCCCATCTTCCTCTTTTTCCCTGCCTTGTATCTATTTCGATCCCCGGTTAAAGGGATTTATTAACACTTGTGATTTATACAATACCGCTCAACTTGTTAAAGGTTTGGAAGGAAAGAAAAAGATTGACACGTTACTAAATAAAGAAGAACTCGAAGAATTAAAGGATCTAATTATCACCGGGAAGTATAAGAAGAAGGAACTCCGGGCAAAGTTAATTATGGAAAAGCCGAACATTTATAAAAGCGACATAGAGGACTTAATAGATTATCTTTTCCTACTATCTAAAGACAATGATTAAGACAAGCATTAACGTTAAGGTGGCCCTTGTCGTTATCCTAATATCCTTTATTCTCGGTTACGCCGGGGGATATTTAGGACGCGCCGCAACGAACGAACTCGATAACTATAAATGGTGTCTGACGGAAATAGAGAAAACAGACGGGATCTGTTCTAAAATTCCCGGGGAATACTACAATTTTACCGGAATTTAGGCAAATAACCGAAACCTTTTTATACTCTGCTTCCATATTATTATCATAACTAAAATGAAATGTCCTAAATGTGGCCACGAATGGAGAGAACGAATTGATAACCCGGTAAGTTGTCCGAGATGTAAGGCGCGGTTCGACTACCCTAAAAAATCATAAAACCGAGTAAAAAATAAAATGAAGGAGCAATTTAAAAATCCTACGACTGTGATTATCCCGGGAAATTTACGGGCTGAGATTAACGAATATCAGAAAAGAAAGGAAGATGAAATTGGATTTCATCTTTCCAATTCGGATTTAATAAGACACTTAATTAGAGCGGGGCTTAAAACTAAAAATGAAAAATAGAAAACATATAAAAGCGGATGATTTAATGGATTGTGAAACTCTTAGTGATGAAGAAAAAGAGAGTTTTCCTACGGAGTTTGAATACTTAAAAGCCAAAGTCCAAGCACTTGAGAAAGTCGTTGATTTAACGCAGGACATATTAGAGGAAAATAGATTGGTCAAAACCATAATAGAAAAAGCAGAGAATATAAACATAGAGGACGAAACCTGGGTAATCCTCAATGAAGAAAAAGAGGATTAAAAATCTCATCAAAGCCGAATGACCAACCGAAAGGTTTATATACTCTCCTTCCCCATAAGGTTATGTTCCGGAAGGAACGGGGGGAAATAAATGGATAATAGACGAAGGTTGATCCGCCTTGCTAACGAATCAAGAAAACGGGGGGACTTGTCCGGGTGGGGACGTTACTTATCCGCCGTTAGATGGGAGAGAGAGGACGCTATTTCTGATTTAACCGCTTTTCGCTATTGTAAAGCCCTGGGTTATACTGACCGGGGATCACTTAAAGAGGTCCGTATTTGGGTTTATGAATCCCAGGACGGCGCGTATTCAGACGCGGCCCTCTCCGACGCGTTAGATAACTTTCTGGATTCTCTCGATAGAGTTAGCAGTAACCACAACTTACGCGCCGAATTATGGGCGCACGAATACGCTTCTGAAATAGGCGTGGAAGTATCGCGCAACGAGATGGGAATATCCGGTCATAGGCCCGGCGTATTTTATGGTTATTTTAAATTCAAGATGGGCGGAAGCCCACCGGTCATATTCCGGAAAGTTTCGACTAACGGGCGTTTTTGGAGAACTGCGACCGCCCCCTTTTCCCTTAAACGTCCCGGGAAGATCTCGCGCCGGGAACTCCAAAGGGCCGTAGAACGTCGCGTATTTCCGAAACCTAAAAAACTCAAGATGGTTAAACCGGAACTTTTAACGGCAATAGAAAGCCAGACATTTAAACAACTCGGCAAACTCGCCGCGAAGCATAAGAAAACCGGGGATGACCGGGCCTGGGCCGTTACAATGAACCGGATAAGGTGGGGGAAGGTTAAGAAATGAAAAAAGAAGTAATCGAAGAACTTAAAAGTCGCTTCCTACGGGAAACTGAAAGTTTTATAAAAGTTTTAGAAGCCCACCAGGAGGAAATCACCAAACTAAAAACCCTCCACGACCAGAAGATTAAAAGAATGTTTGACGATATGTGTGTTGCTTGTCTTCAAGAGTATTATGAAAAGAGGGGTGGTAGACATATAATAAGTAGAAAAGATTTATTAAAAATACTTCAAGGAGAGGAAAAGTCAAAAACCGACGCCGCAAAAAAACAATGATCCGCCTAACCCTCGACCTCGACAAGATGAATTTAACCCGGGCCAAGAGAAAATATGCCCTAGTTAAGAAGTTACTCCCAAAGGCCCGTAAATACGAACTTAGGCGGTCATCCGGGGGCAAAGGTTTTCACATTATCGCTTATTGGGTATATCCCTGCTCTAAGGACGGCCTTATTGATTTACTAGCCGATCGGGTGTTCCTGGGGGACGATAGGAAGCGCGTAATAAAGGACTTTTTACGAATGTTAGACGGCCTCCCCTTTAATATCCTCTTTACGGATAAGGGGGGGAATCAATCTAAAACATTATTAATCGAGGAAAACTAAAAATGTTAGAGGACGAAGAAACCCGGCAAGACAAGAAGATAAAGGAATTGGAATCGCGAATACGCGGCCTGGAAGATGATAGAATCGCGGACATTCACGAAGCGAACAAGAAAAACAGACGAGAAGCGCAAATAATGGGGGAGGATTTAAACGAATGGTGTTCCTACGCATTAATCAACCTTTTAGTTTATATCCGAAATAGTAACCCCGAGGCATATTTTAAGGCCAGGATAGAGTTAGATTCGATAAAACGGGGGGACTAAAAAACCAAAAATGGACTTAGTAAAAGAATACCAGGATAAGGAAATGGTCAAGGACTTCGTTAAAAACCTACGAAACCAGAAACCCGAAACAATGATCCCTCTAACGGATGAAGAAATCGAAACGATTAAGGACTTAGTCGTTAATGAATTTGAAAATATAATGAGCGATTTAGACGGGAACTATATAACCTTCGAGAAGTGCCTGGACGAACTGCGGCCCATCCTTAACCTAGAGAGAAAATTAAGAGTAATTTAAATGGACGATCTATCACTAATGTATAATTTAATGCTCTCTTTAATCCTCGGTATCTTGGCCGGGGTGATTATCTTCCTACTAACTTAAAACAAAATGGAACTAAAACAAGCAGTCGTATTTGCTATTCTAATGGAAGGCAACGACGGGATAATGGGAAAAGCACCATCCTACATAATGGAAAAATTAGACACCACGAGCCAATTAAATACCCCTGAAGCGATACTAGATTCGAACAACCTTAAAAAATTCAACGATTGGAAAAAGCGTTGGATGAATGAGTAAGAAAATGCCCGAAGAAACCCCCCCGATCCCCGTATGTAAGAACCCGGACTGCGGCGCGGAACTGCGCTTTAAGAACCCCGTATGGAAGGAAAGCGTTATCGCGTTCCGTTGTCCTTTCTGCGGAACTTGGAATAAGTTTAATCTACTCTAAAACCGAGGCAAAGTCGAGATGACGGAGAAACCAATATGTATTAAGTGCGGAGGTAATCTAAGACAACTTAAAAAAGATTTATGGTATTGCGATATATGTAAAAGAAAAGTAACTAAAGTAATTCATCATTGGGTAAAAGAGTATAGAATCGCAGAAAAGCATTTACCCTGGGTGGAAGAGATGATAAAACCCGAGGTAAAACAATAAAATGGCCCGGGAAGAAACGGGCATAAGGAAAACAGAATGGTATAAGAACCTTTCTGATGATGACCGGGACGGCTTCGAGGCGTATCGGGACGCGGCGGATAAACGGAGGTAAAAAATGGGACGATTTAAAGAACTCAACATTAAAGAACTCAACCTATTAATGCTAAAAAAGACATTGGAGAAAGAGTTAGCCAAAATAAACGCCGAGATACTAGAACTAAGCAAGTATAAAGTAAAAAACTAGAATGACCGAATCAACAATAGAATTTATAGGGCGAATAATACCGCCGTTTATCCTCACCCTTATGCTTATCTTTGTATTAAACATTTTCCATATCGTTGATACAACCGAAGCAGAACGCTTTATTATATCGATTAACGTCTTTTTAAATATGATAATTATTACCTACTTGATGGACTTTAAACGAGGAAAATAAAATGGGCCTGGAAGAAAGCAAAGCGGCAATAATGAGTAAATTAGGGCCGTTACGGGACGCGATAAATGACATTGAGAACGCCGAAAGTCAAATATCTTTTATGACGGCAACGGCTAAATTAATGGCGGCTATGCTCAAGATTAAAGCGCAAGATGATCCGGAAGCGGCAAAATTAGAGGCCGCAATGGAGAGGATTAAACAAGGCCCACCAGAATGAAAAGTTTAAACTTCCCCGGGAATCAGCGCGGCGGCTACCACTACCAGAGGCCAGAGAAACCTAAAAGCCGGAGGGTGGGCCTTTTTGAGATACGGGAACATTGGGCGGAAGGGGGGATAGACCTACCCTTTAAGATATTAGGGTGGAGGACGCGTATATTCTGCGCTAATACTGACGAAATGCCCCCTCATAAAAGATTTCTCCCGGGACGTAGATTAAAAAAATACTCGATCGAGGGTTAAAGTAAAAAACAATGAAAAAAGACAAGATTGAGGAAGGAGAACATAACAAAAAGGCATTAAGAATTATTAATAATATTATGGAGAATAAGAAGAGGGGGCTGATTACTATTTGTTATGTTGAGGGGAAAAATATAAAATCAACTTCGTTAGTTAGGGGTTCAATGAAAGATTTAAGCGATTGTATCATAGCCCTTGATAAGCATATTGCCGATAGGATAGAAAAACAAAAGAAAAAACAATGAAAAGGATAACGCGGATACCTTTACTTTTGATTATAACTTTTATTCCTATCCTACCCTACCTTTTAGTTATTTTCAGTATTTTTATTTGTTTCCCTCCCTTACTAGCAAAATTATATTTAATCTCTATCGAATATTCAGTTTATCCTAAATTTGGGGCTATGTGTATCTATATGGTGATTTATTCTATTTCATTATTCATAAAATCTCGCTTAGAGGATTTAATGGAAGAATCCGAGAAAAAATACTCAATCGAGGGTTAAGATGGACGTTTTAGACCTATTTAGCGGCCTGGGTGGATTCTCTCAAGCATTTAAGGATCGAGGCCATAACGTTTTAAGGATAGACAACAATCCGAAATTTAACCCGGATTTATGCGCCGATATTGGGGCGCTTACTCCCGGGGACATTCCGATAATTCCCGACGTTATCCTGGCCTCCCCTCCCTGCGAATGTTTTAGCGTGGCCTCTATTGGTTGTCATTGGAGGGACGGGATAGCGGATAATAAGACGTTAAACGCGATAAGATTAGTCGAACACACCTTACATATAATTTATACCTTTCTGCCGAAATTCTGGTTTATGGAAAACCCCCGGGCTATGTTACGGACAATAATAGGAAATCCCCCGGTAACTGTTTATTTCGCGCAATACGGAGAGAATCGCTTAAAACCTACGGATATATGGGGACGCCACCCGAAGGGCTTTAAGGATATACAAATAAAGGATAAAACCCTCTTAGATTATGAGAGAGCGCCGCGCGGATCACGACGGGGAACGCAGGGGATTAAAACCCCCGAGGAACGGGCTAAGATACCCCGACAATTAAGTTTAACGATATGTAAATTATGCGAGAGGAATCTAAAGGACGATTAAAACAAAATGGACACACCAACCGAACTAAAAACCGTTAAAAGTATCGTCGAGGACTTGTTAATCGAAGACGAACGTTGCCGGAACGACGATAAATGGCTAACGTTCCGCGTTATTCAGTATTTCACTAATATATTTATTCCCTTCGAGGACTTCGACAAGATACCGGCCTTTGAAACAGTTAAGCGCGTCCGGGCCAGGATTCAGAACACCGAACACCGCTTACTGCCTACCAGGGCCGACGTCCGCAAGAAGCGGCTAATAAGAGAGGATGACTTCCGGGCGTGGACTAGAGGGGATCTAAGATACCCGAACGAATAAAACATAATACTAGAAATCACCCCCCGACACTCTGGAAGTTTAATAGTTCCTTCTTCCTGGGCGGGAAAGGTAAAACAATGTCCCAGGGCGAAGTCTTAACCTACATAGAGGAAAACCAACCCGTTACAATGAACGAACTAAGCAACGGCGTGGGTAATTGTCATAGTGTCTTATACATAACGGTAAAAGCACTAGAAAAGCAGGGGCTAATCATTATTAAATGTATAAGTGGAAAGAACGTCTTTTATAAAAAACAATGAACACCAAAGAATTTATGGAAAAATACGCAGAATTTTGCTTTAGAGTTAGAAAAAAGGTTGGCTTTTTTCTCCTTCTTTATGGGATCAGTCATCTCTTTTATGCTTTATTATTCTCTTATCCTCTCCATTGGGTTATCCCTGGGAATATCATACTCGGTTCTCTTATTATCCTTCTACCACTAGAAAAAATCGAAGAAAAAATAAAGGCAAGAAAACAATGAACCCACTACTTATAATTCTTTTCTTCCTGGCCCTGGATATAATCTTCACGAAGGGATCACTAACCGAGCATATTATCGGTTTATTCCTTATCTTCCTCCTTATTCTACTCGCCTTAATCTTTGGGATATTTGAACTTATATCTACCTGGATAAATTCATTCATTAACGCGTTAGTGAGGGTTTAAGATGAACGACATAATTATTTATCTACTCGCTATTGGCTTTGTCCTCTATATCCTATTGGGAGGGCCACTATCACCTATCGGAAACAAAATAAAGGACATATAACCCCTTTTATACTCTCGCGCGTATATTTAAGCGTCCATTATTAGAAACCAAGAGCAATAATTCCGGGCCGGACACGGGAACAAATTGGGAGGGGTTTTCATAATTTCCCCCTTTCGCCTCCGTTCCCCTCCGGTCTTTAAGATAAAATGCCCGACAGAGATGGAAAAGGCCCGAGAAAGAGAAGTTACCGCCAGAGCAAAAGAAAAGCCGGCCGGAAATTAGGGAACTGCTAAAATGCCTTACACTAAAAGCGATTGGAAGGCCGACAGACGGGCCTTATCCAACCGCCGGATCGGGGCATTAAAACGAATACGCGTCCGGGGACGCGAGATCAAAGCCCTGGAAGGTAAGAACGACCAACGGACGCGCACGATCAACACACAATACGAACAAGCATTAACCTGGGTGAATCAGCGTTACGCGAAGGCCCGAGGAATGAAGTTTTAACAATGGCTAAGAAGAAAACACTCAATACCCGGGCCAAAGACCAGGGTATAAGAATGGTAGTTATTCCTAAACCTATACTTATGAGGGTAGCCAAGAAGGACAAAGAATTTTTAAGAGTTCAAAATCAACGTCGGAAGAAATTAGGATTAAAACAGATAAAGTTTTAACAATGGCTAAGAAGAAAAGGGTTAAGAAGGTTAAAAGAAGGGATGGGCCACTCTCTAACACCAT